CAAGATACCTCTGCTGTATATCTTCCGGAGTTTCTTCAATATCCCCAAGCGGATTTTTAGGCTCAAGCACAATTTCTTGTTTGTTGGTATATCCAAAATGATTTTTACCGATAAAGATACCGCTTACAGGGTTGATTTTACCGTTCATCATATAATCCTCCCACAAACCTGCAAGAACACCATAAGCCTTTTGAATAATCTCAGTCCGGTTATCAGTTTTACCTCTAAACTTACCTCTGCTCCAATCGTAAAGAGTTCGGCGGCTAATACCGAGTGCATTAGCCATACCCTGTACAGTTGGTTTCATATCGTCCTCTACACAATGATTAAAATACCATTGGATACGGTCTAAAACTTGCTCATCGCTATCAAGGTCAATAGGAGGCAAATCGAGAGCCAAGAGGTTATGTCTGAGATATTTTGCGTTATCTCCGGCTTGTACATTTTCCATACCAAAATTTTCTTGAGGGTTTCTAACCCAAGACTTTTTAGCCTTTTCGATAATTTGATTTTGCTGATCTGGAGTAAGGTCGAGTTCTTTCTTTTCTTCACTCATTTTATAGTTACACCTCCCAAGTTGTCTAAAGTAATACCTTTCCACTGCTTTACACCTGAATAAACAGTCGGTTTAGCATAATTCTCCATACATTCATTGAATCGAGGAGAACTCATAGCGGAAAGTCCATTAGTTTTACACCAAGATTTATATGCTGTGTAAAATTCGCCTCTGCCTATACGTGCATTTTCTTCAAGTTTGCACCGTTCCTCAACAAAGAGAGCAACCTTATCATTTTTCTTTTCATAACTGCGGATACTCTCTTTAACCGATTTAGGTTCTTGCAGACCTCGTATGTGGTAGTTGATATAGCCGTCAATAAGCCATTTGAAAATTACAGCCTTTGCATCAGGTTGTAAGAACTTTGATTTTAGTTCTGTATCTCTTTCGTCCTCTCCAAAATGTCTATTAAACTCAATAACTCTAACACGGTCTGAGGAGAAAAGAGATTTATCAGATACCGCAGGGAGAGAGTTACAACTTAACCACATTTTGAATTGTGGAGTATATGTAAAGGCTTTTTCGTGGAGATTTCGGGTAGTAATCGGGTCATTACCTGTATAATTCTTTATCTGTGCCTCATTGAGTTTACCTGCATCCTCAGACTCAGAAAGTGTAACGAATCTTTTACCTTTAAGACTTGCTAACATAGGGTTGGCTCTGTCGTAAGAACCGGCGGCTCTATTGGTACAGATAAAATCGACCTGCATAGCCTTAGCATAATCTCCTAAAATATTATGAATAGTATTAAACAGAGTTCCTTTGCCATTACGAGTTTTCTTACCATAGGCAATAAACATACATTCCTCTTTTGCAACACCACAGAGGGAATAACCTAAAGCACGTTGTAAGTATTTCGCAATTTCTTTATCTCCGCAGGTAATTTCGTTAATGAACTCCGCCCATCTGTCAAAGGAAATTCTTTGTGTTGGCAGAGGGTAATAGCAGTTAGTAATCATTGTGAGGTAGTCGTTAGGGTCGTGGTCTTTGAACTCGCCCTCCTCTAAGTCATAAGTGCCGTTTTCACAGTTTATAAGATACGGATTTCCGTCAAAAGTCTGTATTGAAATTGCCGTCTCCTCCTGAGCATCTTTCAAAACTCTATCTCTAACACGGCGGTCTCCCATTTTAGCAACAAAAGTCTTGTATTTCTTCGCTATATCCTCATCCTCATCGGGAATTTCTCCACAGTAGAGTTGCATAAGTTTTACAAATTCTTTCATTTTGCCGCTCACAATAACAGAGCCTGTATCCTTAACCCACTTAGTAGAATCGTAAACGAACCACTCACGAGCCTCAGTACAATATCTGCAACTATGACGGTAACATTTACCGAAAAGTTGACCGAGAGACATCTCGTCCCATTTATACTCCGTACTCTTATAAGGGTGTTCTGAAACGATAGTAGAGAATACTCTTGACTGACCCTCATCTAAGAAATATCTGCCGTCTTTAAGTACAAAAACGGAGGATTGCTCATATTGAAACTCCTGTCCCATTATTCCGCCTCCCCGAATCTTTTACCACAAGCAGGGCAGAAATTAGCACCCTGTTTTTTAAATCGCTCACATTGTTTACAACCATATCGAGTTATATCAAATTCGTTTGCGGAGGCGGCAACACAGAGAGCAGAGAAAAGAAATCCCAAGAAACAGCCTATTACAAGACCTATAAAGAAAATTAAAAATTTCATAATCATTATCTCCTATATTTTGTTATGCTGTTTACAATGGTAAGTATCTCGTATTCGTCAAGCGGCGGTTTACAAGCGACTTCATTCGCATAACATAACTCATCGTAAATTTGTTCGTAATTATATCCTGCATTGTGTAATTGACCTGCAAGAGAGGTTAGCGATATATTTCGGCAACCATCAGGGATAGGAGGATATGTAGGTCGCAGGGAGATTTTACCGTCTTTAGGTTCGTTAAAAACAGGTTGATATATATTAGGAGAGCGGTTAGAATCGTTGCTCTCTACAGTTTCGGGAAAATAGGTAGATACTATATAATCAATAGCCGCTTGATTTTCTATGATTTCTTTAAAAATCAGGGTCTTTCCTGTCATAATAAAGTATCTGCCCGACTTGTATATCTCAACTCCGTTCCGGTTGTTTCTCCCATTGAACGGTAAATCTCCTTTAACCAAGATATGAATACCTCTACCGCTCTTACTCTTTTCGGTGTAAGATTCACAATGTCTAATTAAATCAACACTTAAAGCAGATAATAAACCGTTATCCTCAAATCCTGCATCTATATCTATCCCTACAATACCGTTATCGGCAAACACAAATCCTATATGGTCGTAATTTCCATTCTCCACAGAGGCTACAGCCGTTTCGTAAGTATTCCAAGTGTTAGGGTCAACAGAGGATGCAGACTTTTTTATGGTAGATTGCATAGGTATTTTACTGTTGTTCCAAGCATTTACCCATTGAGGAAGTAATTTTAATTCGGCAGGTATGGTATCATATCTCATAACAATTACTCGCTTTCCTCTGTTTTCTTAGTCTTTTTAATAGCAGGAGCGGTCTTTTCCTCTACCGCCTTAAAATAAAACTTATCGTCAACGCAGAGAGCAAATCCCTTACAGATTTCCTTTTGACTAACTGTACCATTTTTTATAATAGCAAAAGCCGCTCCCTCTGACATCGTATGTTTAACGAGGTCTTTTCCCACTTTCATAACAAACTCTACTTGTCCGTCTACAACAACTAATTTCATAATCGTACCTCCTATACATTTATAATCTTTGCCGCTATCATATCGGCAGTGTGAGTAAATAAAACATTTGAATAACGCTCAATGGCTCTGTTATAGTCCGCCCATTGACTTTCATCGGTATATGCTCCCATATGGTAACGAATACAAGCAATTTCTTCCTCAGTCAACTTAAACAGTTGTGATAAAACCATAACAGATTTATCTCCGTGTCCTTTAAGGAGACAATCGTTGTTATAAACATATGAGGTTGTATCATACGCAGGAGTGCCGTTCAGAGTTTTACCCGTTATGGGATGAATATAATTATCCATTTTACAAATATCGTGGAACATACCGACAATGTAAGGAGAGCGTTGCTTTTGCCATACCAAACCTAACCTTTCGGTAAGATTTACGAGTTCTCGTCCAACTGTTAGGCTGTGGTCGAATAACCCCCCCTCGTAAGCACCGTGATACTTTGTAGAGGCAGGTGCAGTAAAGAAACCTTTACTTACAAGAAAATCTATCAACTCGTCTGTGGCTAAATCGCCCATAAAATCTTTAAATTGAGATATTCTGTATTCCATAATTTTACCTTTCCGGAGGGGAGTGTTTCATCCCCTCCATTGTTTAATTATTTGTCAAGAAACGATAAATCGTACTTAGGCTTAGTTTCCTTTTTGGTTTCTGTCGCAGTTGGTTCTGCGGCGGAATCTCCAAATCCGTCTGCCTCTGATTTATTCTTAATGTTGATAAAGGTAACAGTTTTATTCGGGTCATCTCTATGAGGCTGAACGGTATGCTCAACATCTCCCTTAAAGAATTTACCTACCAAATCCTCGTGGTCGATTTCGGTAAGAGAGAAGTCTTGCAAAGCGGTCTTAGCCATAAACGAAAACGCATTTAAGCCGCCCTCAGATTTAACATTGTACCTTTCGGTATGTTTCTGTCCGTCTTGATTTACGAGATTTACCTCGATTTTTCCAAATTTCTCCTTGTAGGTGCAACTCACAATCTTAAAAATGTGTTCGCCCTCCGGTATAGTTGTAAATCCTGCTGAAAGTCCTACAGTTGCCATAATTATTTGTCCTCCTTAATAAGTTTAGGTTGTAATTTATAAGTTTCAGACGTGGTCTGATACTTTTCTAAAAGACCATCATTAGCCAATGCCTCTTTGTCAATTCCTGTAGAAATAGACTTAGATACATTCCATTCGTATTTTTTACCCGAAATAGATACTTGTTTGTCTCCATCACGAAACTTACTTATAGCATACTTTTTAATGACTTCCTTTGCGGTCTTGAGAGCCTTTTCTTTGCTCTTGATTTTTTCTGTCATTTCGTCAATTTCTGCCTGTAATATTTCCGCATCCTCGATAACCTTATCTATATCGGTATCGGGAGATAATGTGTTCTTACGCAGATATTTAAGTATCTCTGCATCCTTTGTTTCGTCAAAGACAGGAGAAACACCGCTCTCTATGTACTCTTTCCACCAAAGGATAGCAGGGTTTACATAGTCAACCTCAAAGTTAGGATATCTCTCGCTAACCTTGAAAGGATAGGTAATAGTATTATTTGCTGTAAGAACAAAGTTCTCAGGGTGTTCGTAATCGGTAGGTTCTAAGAATGATGCTACCATAATTACATTGTCAACACCGAGCAGATAGGCATACAATGCCGCTTGAAGTGCATAATACTCAGGAACATCTCCTTGCCAATCTTCCGCCCTCTTAGTGGTCTTAAACTCGATAACTGTATCGGGTTTTTCATTTTCTCCGTAGAGGAGGCTATCCCACATACCGCCGAGAATTTTCGTATCAGCGAAAAAGTCCCCATAGGTCTTTTTGAAATAATCAGCACCGTATATATCGGTAGGAGTTTTGAGATTAGTCATAAAGTAGGCTTTTCTCATATACTCAATCTGTTTAGGCTCGATTGTTTTACCTGCGGCGGTATAAATGGTATCCTCAAAAGGTTTTTCGTAGGTTTTGGTAATAGCACACCAAACCTCGAAAGCCGTACTCCACGGATTGAGACCGAGAACTGTAGCAAAACGAGTAGCCGTGAGTTTTTTAGGTCTCTTAGGTGGTTCAATTTGGATTCGGTTATCTTCTAACCATTTAACCTCACTCATTATTAGTCCTCCTTAATACCTTTCTGTACCTCGTCAATCAATTCTCCAACCTTGAGAATGAGTTGTGTACATTGGTCTTTTGTGAGTTCAGTAAAGTTGTTGGTTTTAACAACAATAGCCTGTATGAACTCCTCCTGAGTGTTATCGACCTTGTTAAGCATAGCAAGAGCCTTTTTCAACTGTTCAATTTGAATAGGCTCAGCCTGTGCTGAACTATCGGTAATTTCCTTTTTGATTTCCGCTCTCTTTTCTTCTGTTACAGGGGTTTTCTTAGAGCCGCCCTTAGAAGTATCCTTTTTCACAGTATCTTTAATACCGTCTATGGTATCCTGTTCGACAATATCAAGAACCTGCATATAAAGGTATCTGCGGTGGTAAGTCTGTTTAGCACCCTCGCCTTGAATTTCCATCATAATTTTATTACCCTTGATAGTGAGGAGTTCGCCCTCAATCTTAGGGGAATGGAATACGATAGTGCTATCAGAGTTGAAATCATAAAGTGTACCGGTAGGAACACCCTCAGGGAATGTAACAACAAACAGAAGTCCGTTATCTGCGAAAATCTTTGTCGCTACAGGTACAATATCCTTTAACTCGAAATATTCACATTCCGCAGTAGGATTTATACCGGTTTTCTTAACGTCTGCCGCAAGGAAATCTATCCTTGCTTTTGCCAACTTTTCATAAATAGAAGTAGTAGGTGTACTCATTTGTTAAACCTCCAAAATTGATAATAATTGTTTTTTAATGTTATTGATTCTGCGAGTATTAGTTCTCCGTATTTTTCGGCTTATGCCGAGAAAATCTTTAACATAATTATTCGCAAGTTTGATATACCACTCTTTGTCTATAGCGGATATGTCTAATTTGTTACTGTTATCTACAAGACAATGTTCGGGCAGATTGCTAATTTTTGCTTTACCGCCGCTTTCAGCGTGTATTTTATACAGAGTGCCGTAAGTAAGGTCTTTGGTCGCATAAACCCTATTTACATTCTGTACAGGTATAAACTCGCCGTCTATACAGTGGTAAGTGCCGTCATACTTAGAACCTGCCTTAGCGATAATCTGAAAAGAGAAAATATCGTTACAATTTTTAATCGTATCCTCGACAGGAGTGTTATTTACGAAATATTCCTCAACCGCTTTAGATACAATAGTAAAGTTGTTGTTGATGTTGAAAGCACCGGCTTTAGGAATACCTCTTACAAGGTATCCACCTTTGGTTTTGACAGAGCCGTTATGTTTTATCTCTATATATCCGTTGACATCTTTCTGTACAACTTTTTTAATAACATCTCGCTCCAACTCAAAGCCTGTCCGCTCTTGCCATTCTTTAGTTATTTCATTCACAAGAGGAAGCACAGATTTTTTAGCGACAAACATAATACCGTCCGTATTCATTTGAACTATCTGTACGTTCTCCTCGCCAAGAGTATGTAAATGATAACCTAACTCCAAAAGGTACAACTGTCCGCTTATACAAACTGACCTACCCATTAAAGGGTCGTATAGGTCG